AACTATTATAACAGTTACAAATGCGATATGTAGTAGAATGGGATATGAAAGTGGTGATGTGATTGTAAAAGAAATGTGGGCAAGTATATTGAAACCAGATAGTCATAATACACATGCGCCACATACACATGGTAATGGTGTATTCTCTGGTGTATTTTATTTAAAAGGTGGTAGTGATATTATACTACAAGATCCAAGACCTCAAGTCGCGGTGTTGAGACCCAGAGTTGCTAACATGAATGAGTTTAATATACCAAATCATCATATACCATCAACACCTGGCACTGGTATAATATTTCCTGGTTGGTTAAGTCATTACGTGCCAAGGACAGATGAAGAACGTATATCTGTGGCATTCAACATTATATTAAAGGGTAATTATGGACAGAAAGGATCTTTAGCAGAATTAAAACTATAAATAATATTAGATAAGTGGCAGACAATAGTAGGCATATTATATACTGGTAACCAGAATCCGAAATGTAAACTGAGCCACTACTCATAAACAAAGTGAAAATAATATGGTAAGTAAAAAGAAAACATTGGCAATATCATCAACTGAATTAAATGATATCAAGCCAATAACAGAAAATCAAAAAGAGGTATTCTCCTCTTATAGTAAAGGACAAAATCTTTTTCTATATGGTGTAGCAGGAACAGGTAAAACTTTTGTTGCTTTATACAACGCATTAAAAGATGTGTTGGATCCTAAATCACCTAGAGAGCGAGTGTACATAGTCCGTTCATTGTTACCAACAAGAGACATAGGTTTTTTACCTGGCGATGAAGAAGACAAATCGTATTTGTATCAAGTGCCATATCAAAACATGGTACGATTTATGTTTAAACAACCTGATGAAAGGGCGTTTGAACAACTGTATAATAATTTAAGAAATCAAGGCACAATTGATTTTTTATCTACGAGTTTTTTAAGAGGTGTTACGATTGATAATGGTGTAATTATTGTAGACGAGTGTCAAAACTTAAACTTCCATGAATTAGATACCATTATGACTAGAGTAGGGCAAGATACTAAGATTATATTTGCTGGTGACATACAACAAACAGATTTAACAAAAACGAATGATCGTAACGGAATATTAGATTTCGTTAACATAATGCAACAAATGAAGGAGATGGATTGTATAGAGTTTGATATAGGTGATATAGTAAGATCAGGTCTACTTAAATCATATCTCATAAACAAAATTAAGTTAGGACTCCACTATGAAGCATAATTGGGAAAAAAGTTTAGAAGTAATTTTACACCACGAGGGCGGTTATGTAAATCACCCTAAAGATCCAGGTGGTGAAACTAACATGGGTGTAACTAAAAGAGTATACGAAGACTTTGGTGGCACTAAAGATATGAAAGATTTAACACATGAAGATGTAGAACCAATCTACAAAAAAAATTATTGGGATAGAGTTAAGGGTGATGATTTACCTGAAGGACTTGACCTAATGATATTTGACTTTGCTGTTAATGCAGGTACAGGTCGTGCCGCAAAATTTATACAACGATTAGTAAACACAACCGTTGATGGTGGCATTGGACCAAACACACTAGGTAAAATCAAAGAGTATGTTGACCATTATGGATTAGAACAAACAATATCATCATATGCTTTGATGAGACAAAACTATTACGAAAGTTTATCTACCTTTGACACATTTGGTAAAGGATGGACTAGACGAGTAAGTGAGGTAACAGAAAAGGCAAAAGAATGGATATCTTAACATTACATATACTTGCTGTTGGTTGTATCATATACCTATCATATAGATATGGTGTATATAAAGCCAATAAAGAATTTGATAAATTTTTACAAAGAATGTCTGAGGTTGAGAAAGAACTCAACAAGAAACCTGTAGACCCTTTTTTTACTAGGCGATAATGCCAGTAGATTTACTTTATCCTACACCAATCTTTGTAGATAAAACAACTGATGAAAATATTTTTGTAGAAATACAAAATGCAGTAGATAGTGAAACATATAGTTATAATGACTATTGGGGTAAGACCCATGAACTATCTGAAAGTGGTGATATCATAAAAAAGTATGAATGCCATCATCTTCAAACATGGTTAGAGAAATCATTAAAAGAATATTACACGGTATTAAATCGAAGTCTATTGAAGTTTAATGATGATTTTGCCATAGAGAGTTGGATTGCAAAATTTAATCCTGATGATTATGCACATATTCATTCACATGGACATGCAGATATATCAGGTGTATTCTACCATCAGACAAACGATATAGATGGTCATTTATGGTTTGAGAATCCTGCAGTACAATCAGAGCAATCTCTATCTTATACACAAGAGGTTATTAAGTATGCACCTCAAAAAGGTAAACTTATAATGTTTCCTGGTTATATGAAACATGGTGTATTGAGAAATCAAACACAGGACACCAGAATAAGTCTATCATTTAATATTTACTTTCCAAAGAAAACTGCTTGACTTTTTGGTCAGATTGTGATATAATAATATTATGTTTTTACACAAACCCCCAACGAAAGATTTACCACCTCTAAAGGCCAAGACCTCAGATGTTGGTAGATTTTATACAAACCTAGAGACTAACGAATCCTACCCTTCTATTACTACTGTTCTTGGTGCACAAAGTAAACAAGGCATATTAGAATGGAAGAAAAGAGTTGGCGAAGATGTCGCCAATCATATATCAAATCAGGCCGCAACAAGAGGTACGGCAGTACACAATATGGTAGAAGACCACCTCAATAATATAAATGTTGATGAAGTTGAAAAATATAAAAAACAGTTTCTACCTAGAATGATGTTTAATGTTTTGAAGCCTGAATTAATTAAAATAAATAATATTAGATTACAAGAAGCCGCGATGTATTCAAGTGATTATACAGTTGCTGGTCGTGTTGATTGTATTGGTGAGTATGACGGTGTATTATCTGTTATAGATTTCAAAACATCTACAAAAGAGAAAAGTGAAGATTGGATTGAAAACTATTTCGTACAAGGTAGTGCCTATTCTCAAATGTACAAAGAACACTTTGGTGAAGAAGTGCCACAGATTGTAATACTAATAACAACTGAACAAGGTACAACGCAGGTATTTAAAAAGAACCCGTATGATTACCTTGAGAAATTAAAACAATATGTCGAAGAATTTTATAAAACACTTTCTTAGTTTTTGGTGTATTCTCATTGTAGTTAGTTTTTTTGCAAAACAATTACAAAGTGAAGAGCACCCTTTATTTCCAAATGGCGTTATGACAACGCAAAATGTACCAATATTTTGTGGTAGTGGTCCAGTAGTATTTTCGTATGCGAGTAGTATATTTAAACAAAAATCAATCGCATGGTCAGATGTAAAATCAGTTGGTGATCCTAATTCAGAAACTTTTGCTTGGGTGTCATTTTGGTATAGTGAAGAACTAAAAAATGGCTCTGTGTTTTTAACTATTAAAGAAACAGGTCAAACATGTTTGATGGGTTACGGTATGGATTGGATATTTGATACAGAATTATTATTAGATATAGTAAATGAGAATATGGAATGAGAATAGATTTTTATTGCCCTTACTACGATTTGATAGAGTATAAACCATACCCTATCAAACAAAACATGCCAGATTGGTTTAGAAAATTACCAATGTTCCATGATAGACAAATAAATCAAAGAACTGTTAAGGCATGTGTACCATTCGTTGAGGCGATGACTAGTGGTTATTGTATACCAACACCGTTTGATTTAAAGATTAAAAAACAAATGAATGAAGATGGTAACTTTAGTTTATGGACAGAGTGGGGCACACTAGGTGCAAGTGAATTGATTGATAACAAGTATGGTAAATTACCAATGTTAGACTTTAGTGGTCATGACCCACATCAATATACAGACATGCCATTTCCTGATGGTTATTGGAATCTAGTTGCAAAGTTTGTATTGCCATGGTCAATAAAAACACCTGGTGGTTATAGTTGTTTATTTACACCACCAATGAATAGAGAAAGAGTATATTTTGAAATCATATCTGGTATTATTGATACAGACATGTTTGAATTTAATTTAAACTTTCCTATCTACATGAAAGATTGGGACGATAGTAAAGGCCCTTATAGAGAACTTGTTATACCTGGTGGCACACCCATTGCACATGTATTTCCATTTAAACGAGACGATTGGAAAATGCACATTGGTAAAGACCCTAGACATAGCACCACTGAAAAGAAATATAAACGCCATGTAAAATTTCTATCAGACGCTGTACATAATTACAGAAATAAAACATGGAGAAAGAAAAGTTATAAATGACCCCAAAACAATTTGCTCTCCTGATAGAGAAACGTGCCAGTCAGAAAAAGATATCACACATGGACGCTGTATTAGATTACTGCTCAGAAAAAGAAATAGAACCAGACCAAGTGACACATTTAATTAACAGAAACTTAAAAGAGAAAATAAAGATGAACGCCCAAGACTTAAACTTTCTACCAAAGACAGCAACACTACCAGTATAATGCAAGATGGTTACGAAGCATACAAGAAATACTTGGCACTAAAATTACATTTTACGAGGGACGATTATGACTTTTTTAAATTTAACGGACAGACTAAAGCAAGTTATGAAACATTTATACAACGCAACGATAAGTATTTCTTTATCAAGGCAGCCAGAAAATATGGCGATAGTATTGTGGACTTTTTTGTTAGCAACTTCATTTCTAGTAAGTCGCCTTACATAAAAGACTTTAACCAAGAGGCACATTTAGATAGACAAAAACGAATTGATGGTATATCATATTACTTTGAAACAGACATGGCACAACTATTAAGAAAATCACAAGGAGACTTTAACAAGATATTTAAAATTACGAGAGGGCAACACCCCATATTAGTGAAAACATATATGGCAAAGAGAGTAACCTTAGAGACCTTATGTGTCCTACAAAACATGTTTAATTACATCAAAGATTTTGATAAACATATTTCTGACACAATTATATGGCCACAACTAAAGACAAAAATATTAAAGTATAAACCTTTTCTACAATATAATGAGACTAAACTAAAATTAAAACTGAAAGAAATGGTATGATAACAGTAACAAATAATTTTGCGAGTGATGTGGTAACTTGGGAAGAAGCAATACATGATTACGATAAAAGTATGAAAGAAGGACTAGAGGTTAAATCATCTACCCCACCTGGTTTCTTTGTAACACATAATATAAATTATTTACCTAAAGTAAAGAAAGTATTAGATAAATTAACTTATAGTGTGGCACACTTGTATTGCAACTTAACAACACTTGCACCTACATTTGGTGAACATGCGGACAATGTTAATGTTTGTTTCTGGCAATGCCAAGGTGAAACAAAGTGGGTGATAGAAGAAAAAGATTACATACTAAAACCAGGTGATTTAATATTTGTGCCTAAAGGTATTAAACATAATGTTATACCTTTGACACCTAGACTTGGTATATCAATGAGTAAAACATGAGTGAGAATTTATTTGTATTAGGTAATGGTGAGAGTAGAAAAGACATAGATGTCGAACTACTGAAAAGTAAAGGTAAAGTATATGGTTGTAATGCCATTTTTAGAGAACATGAACTAGATGGTTTAATTGCAGTTGACCCAATGTTAGAACACGAAATATATCAAAGTGGTTATGCACATAAGAATCCATGTTACTTTAGAAGTTGGGATGGCATGCCTGTTGATCATTATGAAATGATGAAAGAGGCACAAACAAGTAATATGAAAAGTCCTAACATAAGAGAATGGAAGTATAACCAAGAGGGACACTATCTATCTTTTGTAATACATGGCACAGCCGCAATAGATACGAACAGAAAAACTGATAGATGGAAAGGTGAGGGTTTTGAAAATGTTTATATCACATGGTTATATGGACACGATAAGGTAACACAATTAAAAGAAATTATGAATGATTACTATGCCGGGTCATGGGAAGGTGAAGAGAGAGGTCCTGAAGATCCTGGTTGGTCATCTGGTGCAACGGCGATGTACATAGGTTGTAAACTAGAAAAACCTAAGACATGTTATTTGATAGGCATGGACATGTACAGTACCACAGATTTTATTAATAATTTATATAAGAACACACATGGATATCTCAACCAAGACGAGTCCTCAGTAACACCACAAAACTGGATTACACAAATGGGCAGAGTAATGGTGAGATATAAAGATATTCAGTTTATTAAGGTAAACCCGGAGGGCAACTCAAAAGTAAGTGAGAGAATGTTACAATGGGATTCCATACCAAATCTGACTTATCAACATACTAAGGAATTTATTTCACATTTAGCGCTTGACTTTTAAGCCTACCTGTGTTATAATAGAGTTATCATTTAGCAGAATTATATTGGTTGCAAACTTTATATCGTTCTGGCTGAACAATGCTTAAGAGGGCATAAGGCAAAGTGGTTAGAGGGTAGTGGGCAAACGCCTCAAGACACTAACTGTTTGTTTATTAGTAGGGACCATATCTGTACGAAAGTATGACTTGGACTCTTCCTGAAAAATTGTGGGTAATACTCCAGTTGAATCCCACGAACGGCTAAATGATAATTAATTTTCACTAAAGGTAAAAACTTGTATATATACTAATATACAATTATACGAATACAACGAATACAAACATAAGGATAAAATATGTCATTTGCAAATTTAAAAAGAAGTCGTGGTAACTTCGACAAACTAACTAAAGAACTAGAAAAAGTTACAACCCCAGCAACAAATCAAAACTCATCAGACGATACAAGATTTTGGAAACCAGAACTTGATAAGAGTGGTAATGGTTATGCTGTTATTAGATTTTTACCTGCAGTAGAAGGTGAAGAACTACCATGGGCAAGAGTATGGTCTCATGCTTTTCAAGGTCCTGGTGGTTGGTACATTGAGAACAGTTTAACAACACTTGGTCAAAAAGATCCAGTTGGTGAAGAAAACAGTAGACTTTGGAATACTGGTTCTGAAGCAGACAAAGAGATTGCTAGAAAGAGAAAAAGAAAGTTATCATACTTTACTAATATCTTTGTAGTATCTGATCCTGCACACCCAGAGAATGAAGGTCAAGTAAAACTTTACAAGTTTGGTAAAAAAATATTTGACAAAATTACTGAGGCGATGAAACCTGAATTTGAAGATGAACAAGCAGTTAACCCATTTGACTTTTGGGAAGGTGCAAACTTCAAACTTAAAATTCGTAAGGTAGATGGTTACTGGAATTATGACAAATCAGAATTTGAATCACCATCAAAACTCAAAGAGAATGATGAAGATATAGAAGCACTTTGGAAAAAACAATATTCCTTAAAAAGTTTTTCAGACCAATCAAACTTTAAATCATATGATGAACTCAAAGCGAAATTTGAAAGAGTTGTATTTGGTTCTGGAAATACCGCGACCGCAGACGAAGTAAATATCCCACCTGTAAGTGCGGTTGAAAGTGTTGTGGAAGAAACTAAGGTAGAAACAGCACCGTCAATACCTGAAACTGCTACTCCCCCTAGTAGTGAAGACGAAGACGATACTATGAACTACTTTAGCAAATTAGTCAACAATTAATCTCTCCTGTTGAGTCCACAACTTATGGTCCGTGCTCTATATAAATAGAGCATGGACTTATTTTTTACAATATTAGTAGATTTTGGATTACCCGTTGCCGCAGCCATGGTGATGGGTCTTTTCATTTATATAATCCTAAAGTATATATTGGCAGGTGTGGTAGACCAAGTTGGTACAATCACAATGTTAATATCTGCTTTAGATAACAGAATAAAAACTATGAACCACGACATGATAAAACTAGACATACTGATTTCAAGTGCCTTAAACTTACGACCAGATTTAGATAGAGTATCAAGGTCAGATGGTAAAGAAGACGCAAGAAAAGATTAATGGTAGAAGTAGAAGTAACAAGTCCAATCATTGAAATGTTAAATCAATATGGTTTTGCTACAGTGGCTGCCATAGCGATGGGTTGGTTCATCTATTTCATATACAATTATGTTACTGGTCAGATTATAGAAAAACTTGATAAGGCACAAATGACTACCATAGCACTAATAGATCGTATTAGAATGCTAGACAATGACTTGATACGATTAAGGTCAAAACTTAACACCGTATTAGAAATGAGAGAAAATGAACAAAAAGATAACAAGCGTAGAGAACCAGATAGAATACCTGAAAGCCCTAAAGACAGCGGGGATTAGTTTAGCAATACTCATACTAGGTACAGTATGGGGCGTAATGATATACTCCTGGTTTTTATAAATAGTAGTATATGAAAACACTAAAATGGTTAGTGTTAGGTTTTACATTATGTCTGGCGATACCTGGCATTACAAGTGAATTAGTACATAATTTTGCCAACCCTTCTTTCTCTGGGTCTGGTTATTCTACCCATGTATTATCACTTGAACAATTAAGATACAGTAGAGAAAAGAATATTGCGGACGACGCTAGGTCTGCGGCAGCGGCTGCAGAAAGAGACGCCAACAATACTACTATCAACAAGTTTATTAAGAATGTTGAGAGTAGAATATATGCCAATCTATCTAAACAGTTGGTTGACAATATGTTTGGTACAGAATGTGAAAGTGAATGTGAAACTTCTGGTACTGCTGAAGTTGAGGGTTCTACAATCTATTGGATCAAAGATGAGACCACAGAAATTATTACATTAACAATTACATCACCAGATGGCACTACAACGACCATGAGTGTGCCTGTAGGCGATTTCAAGTTTTAATATGTCTATATCTTTTCCACATGTAGCGGCGGTGATTGCGGTCTTTTGTTTAACTGTTGGTTGTGCGTCAACTAAATCTGATAGTGTGTTTTATGGCGAAACACCTTACACACTAGAAACAGACACAATTAAAAGATTAAAAAATATACCAGAACTAGGGCAACCACAGATTACAATTGCTGTATATAATTTTCCTGACAAAACAGGACAAAGAAAACCTAACGATAGATTTTCTCAACTATCTACGGCAGTAACACAAGGACCAGAAGTATGGGTCATCAACTCATTAAAGGCAGTTGGTGGTAATGAACCTTGGTTTAGAGTATTAGAAAGAGAAGGACTAGATGCTCTTATAAAAGAGAGACAACTTATAAGAAGTACAAGAGAACTATATGATGGTGAAAGTGATGTAAAGAACCAATTAAAACCTTTACTATTTGCAGGACTTATAGTAGAAGGTGGTATTGTAGGATATGATACGAACATTACATCTGGTGGTGTTGGTATGAGATATTTTGGTATAGGGGCAAGTGAACAATATCGTACAGACCAAGTAACAGTTTCGCTTCGTTTAGTTTCTGTTCAGACAGGAGAAATCTTGTTAACAGTATCAGCAACAAAAACGATAGCGTCATATTCAAGTGGCGGAGATGTATTTAGATTTTTAGACATGAGTACAAAAGCGCTTGAAATAGAAACTGGTGTCGCAACTAATGAGCCAGTTAACTATGCAATCAGAACCACAATAGAACATGCGGTGCATAATTTAATATATGAAGGTATCGAATGTGAGTTGTGGTCATTTAAAATAGAGGAGTAAAAAGCATGTACGCTAAAATTATAATGATATTGATGTTGTTTGCCTTACCGGTAATGGCGAATGATATCTATGTTACACAATCAGGTGCTACGCTTGACCTCGACATTACCCAAGACGGACAAAACAATACTGTTGGTAATAGTACAACATCATCAAGTGTGATTGGTGCTACTACCACTATCGACATTGATCAAGTTGGTAATAGTAATGTTTTAAAGTTTGATGTAAACGGTGCAACTTTTACAGGTACTTTTAGTACAACTGGTAACTCAAACGATATTGATTTTAATTGTGATAGTGCAGGAAATAATTCTTCATGTGCTACTGCTACTGCTTCAATCATATGGGCAGGTAATAGTAACGATTTAGATATTGATATTGGTGAGACAGCAGACGCTTCAAATGCCACTGTAAGTATAACAGGTTCAAGTGGTAGTGATTCCAATGTCGTTGCGGCGACAATAGATGGAACATCTGCTATTTTAACCTTAACCGTTAATGGTGATACAAATAATTATTTAATTGATATAGATGGTGATGGTGATGTCAACGGACACACTTTAGTTCATTCCCACACGGGATCAATCGCTGATGTAGATATAACTCAATCTGGTGTTTATGATAATATAATTAACTTGACAACAAGTGGTGATAACCATGATATTGATATATCACAAACTGATTAAAGAACTAATAATATTATTAATAATATTCTATACTGGCTCTTTATGGGCCAGTATAGGAGAAGTAGACCAAGTAGAAGGTAACGGAGTTATCGACCGTAATAAAACAGATATAACAATCGAACAAGAATTAGAGATAGAACAATACGATACAGTAAAAACTGGTAATGGTAAAGTTGGTATATTATTTGTAGATGATACCAGAGTAGATGTAACGCAACACAGTAAACTTATCATAGATGAATTTGTATTTGACCCTAACAGTGGTACAGGTAAACTTACACTAAAGGCTGCACTTGGCACAGTTAGATATGCGTCAGGACAGATTGCAAAAAACTCCAGACAAGATATAAAGATTACAACACCTACAGCCACAATAGGTGTAAGAGGCACAGACTTTACAATGACGATAGATGAACTAGGTGGTTCTACTATTATACTACTACCGTCCTGTGATGTCAATGGTAATTGTGTTGTTGGTGAGATAAGTGTTGAGAGTGCCGCAGGGCAAGTCATACTCAATCAGGCATTTCAAGCGACACAGGTAACTGTACCAGAGAACCCTCCTACCCCACCTGTAAAATTAGATTTAGAAATAGACATGATTAATAACATGTTGATAATTTCTAAACCTAAAGAAATAGAAGACGAAAACTATGTAAAGAAAATTAAGGCAGTGGCAGACGCATTAGATATTGACTTTTTACAATTTGATGATTTAGACCAAGACTACCTCGAAGAAGAAGAAAACCTATATGTAACAGGACTTGATATAGATTTTCTACAACAAAATTTTTTGGCAGACATACTTAAACAAATCAATGAAGAACTTGCAAAAGAGATGTCAGATGAATTTGAAAAACAAAAAACTGTTGGTGAGATTAAACTAGGTAAAGACCCAGAAACAGGTGTCATTATATTAGATGAAGACCCACAATGGGTGTGGATAAGAGAGGCTGCAAGTGGGGCATATATAGAGTTACGCCTGGACAAAGAGTATGGGTACATTATAAATATAGTACAAGATGATTTTGAAATGTATGACTTCGAACTTGGTGGGCAAGATAACGAAATAACAATAGAACAGTATCAATAACTATGGCGTCAGAATTGCAAGAAATGATGGCAGAACTGAATAAGGCTGCCTCAGAGGAAAAGAAAAAGTTTGTAGAAAAAGTCAGAAATGATGATGATATACAATCTATGTTTTCTCAACTGGCAGAATTAAAAAAAGAAACAGACGCAAAAGAAGTACAGGTTGCTAAAGAAAAGAAATCACTTATTGATGAACTATCTGCTGTTGCAGACGAATTAGAAGAAGGCCCTAGAATACCAAGAAAGAAAGGTCAACCTGCAGGTAGTAAAAAACATAGTGATTTATATACAGACGAAAACCCTAAAGGTACAATACAAGGTCTTGGGTTTAAAGATGTAAAGACGGCAGAGGCAAGTGTAAGAAAAATAGAGAACTCTGGTAAGACACATGCCCATAAGATACAGGCTGCGATTGCGATGGAACAGCGTGCAAGAGTTATGGGTAAAACCGCAGAGGCGGCAGTATATCGTAGATATATTGAGAAGATGAAAAAGATTACAAAACAAAGACAAAAGAAAAATGAAGAAACAGAATCCAATAGCGAAAGACTTGAAGACACCCAAGTACAAACAGAGGATAGTGAAGAACAAGAAGATATACAACAGGAAGAAATCTTTGTTACAAAAACTGTTGAACAACTTGGAAAACAAAACCTAGTCAACGAACAATCAGAAAAAGATTTAGAAACTGAATTTAGAAAGTTTAAAGATTTAGTTACAAAACAACTATCAAGTCTTGGTGGTGGTGGTGAAGTACGATTAGAATTTTTAGATGATGTTGATAGAACAAGTGCCAAAGTAGATGGTAAAGCATTAGTCTATCAAGCGTCAACTGGTAAGTTTATTGGTGGTGAAGCAGGTGGTGGTGTATCTTCAGGTGTATTACAACAAGAAGGTTCTACAGACAATATAGTATTAGATGGCACAGACGCAAGTGCCACAGACGCAGGTGATTCCATAACACAAGAGATAGGGTCAGAGGATTATGTACTTGGTGATGATGGTTATTTAAATGATGATGGTTTTGAATATATCAATGATAACAATACATCAACATCATTAGATACACCTAATACATTTGTTACATTAACAAATGCTAGAAAGAACGCTGGTGATCCAGTCTCTGGTTCATTATCACAGTATCTACCAAAGAGACATGGCACTAATAGTAGAATTGTAAGAATATGGGACGATACAGAGGATAAATTTTTCTTCAATGAGTTAGAAAGAAAAGACGCTTTGATTATGAGATTTGGTTTGAAGATAAATCCACAAGTACATAATATAAGAGTAGTTGTAAGATTATTAGTTACATTAAAACATGGTGGGTCATTTGGTTTAGAATGTCCTGCAACAATACTTGGACCAAGTGGTGCAGGTGTTTCATACGACCCAGAATTTATCACTACATTTTTTGTAGGTGATTTAGAGGGTTATAAATCAACTGATACCTTCGCACAGGTACAGGCATCCGCAGATGGACCTTGTACAATCGAAGACTTTGACATACTCACAATAAAAGTATAAGTAATAATATGAGTGTATTTAGAATATTCAGAAACAAAAGAGACACATTCGTTGTCTTTCAAAAACTGGCAAGAAAGATTGGTAACAGGCAGTTAGATACATTGACAGCCCGTGCCAACCCTACTGGTTCAGGTGTTGATATATTAGATGATGATGAAACAGAAACACTAGGTGAAGACTTTTTAGTATTATCAAATGGTGCCGTAGATAAATTTAGATTACGATTTTGGGATTCTAAAAGAAGAAATCTTGGCGCTCAACAATCATATACTGATAGAGACGCCTTAGTTGTTGCATTAAACTCAATTCTACAAACAACGGAAGATGACGCTGACTTATTAGATATTTTATTACTAGATGGTACAGATGATGCAGGTACTAATGCTACAGACGGTATTGTACTAAACGCCATAGATGCTAATGGTACTGATGAGGATGGTGGTATTGTATTAGAAAACAATACAATGGACCACATTGCTAACCCACCAATTAAATCTATTAACTTAATTGAAAACGCAAATGATTTCAATGTAATACGAAATGAGAAAGGATCAAATGTAGAGTTTTTAGGTGCAAATAAACCTAACTTCTTTTTAGGCACACTTACAGCGATAGCAGGTAGTACAAGTACAAAACTTTCTATTCGTAATGACGCCAGAACAGTAGATAATAACAATGCTGTATTTGAGTTTTTTGATTTAGAATTTACACGATTTAGAAATTCTAGTGGTGAACTATTTGCTAATAGAGATACCGCAATAACTGAACTAAACATTTTATTTTCTGAATTACCAACTGCTTCAGTTATTGCCACACAAGACTTTTTTCATAATGATGATAACTCACAATTGACTGGTAGAACTTTTGATCCATCAAAAGGGCCTGCGTTTTGGGGTACAACATTAAAAGCAGGTGAAGAATTAACTTTCTCTGGACATTCTTCAGGTAAAGTTTTACTTGTTGGTAAGTTTGGTGGTGCGACAAGCACAGTAGGTCAAAGTGCTTTCAATGTAGGCAATTGGGATAAACGAATTGGTATTAATACAAGTGGTCAATTACAAGCAAATGGTAGTAATAGGGATTCAAGTGTGGCAATGGGTATTGGTCGACAACAAGATCATTCAAATGCAAGTTTTGCTATGAGATATGATAGAGATAATTTTAAATTACAACTTGTTGATTTATCATTTGGTTTTGAAATGATAGTTGGTGAGGCAAGTGTCGCTGAAGATGGTAGTGCGATTACAATACATTTTGCCGCTTCATCATCTACAAGTGATTATACCACTACAATAGAACTACCGGCAGTTACTCAACGAAAAGTAGATTTAATTTTACATGCTGAACATACAGCGAATGATGTAACGGACGATGATTATACAAACGGTGTTGTAGAGGACGCTGTGTTTAGTATGAACAAACCACTCAACAAAGGTGAGAAGTTAGTATTTACACCACAAACCAATCATGGCGCTCAGGCAATATTACTTGATTACACAGGTAGTTCTGGTAGTGGTACAGGTCAAACAGGTGTTGAAAGTAGAACAAATGCTGGACTTATATTTGCGGCACATGATGACACTAACGCTGGTAATGTAACTTCATCAACAGGTTTTACAATTAATCAATATTCAAGTCGTTATGATACATCAACAAGAACATCAAATCAAATTGGTCGTGCTATGTCTATAAGATATCATACAGATAATAAAATTGATTTGTATGATGAAACGGCAGAAGAAATACTATTCACAAAAGATAGTAATGCTGATGGTAACCCTATTACATTATTTTTAGCAGGTCTTGTTGACGATAGTGGTAGTGATAAAGTATTACATTTAAAAGGATTGAACATGGAACCTGTTGGCACAGACATGGCTGCCAGACCTAGTTTTATTTCCTATACTCATGGTACTTCCTCTGATGTATCAATCAATACGGACCCGGATCAAATTAAGAATAGATTATATTCAGATACAGGTAATCAATCAAGTGGTGTTGATAAGTTACAAGGTCCACATGATAGAGTACAATATGGTGCGACACTACGAGGTGGTATGGAAACATCATTTACTGGCCCTTCAACTTTTATAACAAGTAATAAAACTGCCGGGAATAATTTTGGTGTATCAACAGGCCCAAGTGTGAGTAATGATTGGTCAACAAAATATTCTATTTTAAGAGATGGTGAATTATCAAGTGATAACCTCATCAATGCTTCTATAACTTCAAGTGATTTCATAGATTTAGATAGAACAGACGCAAGTGGTTCAGACGCAGGTGATGAAGTATTACTTGATAGAACAGACAGTAGTGGTTCAAATGCTGGTGGTAAAATAGTCATAGAACAAAACGATAGTGATTTGTTTGAAGACTTATCTGGTATTGATATGAGATTACGATACGAACACGGTACAAACTTATTACATTTAGACGCTATACAAAATGGCGTGAGAAAAAGAATTGCCACAGGTAATGCCCAAGTAGATAGTGATGGTGATTTTGTACATATTACCAGTTCTGGTGATGATACCAAAGTATTACCATTTAGTACGCCATTCTTCTATGGTATGGAATATGCCCATACGGCGACAGCAAGTCCACAAGAGTATCGTGGTTTGAATAATCAGTTTTTAGATTGGCCGACACAGAATACAACATTAAAAGCAGACACAGTATTAAGACACATTGATGGTATCATGCCAGGTTTTAAAATACATTTTCAACTACCAACAGAAACTGGCAATACTATTAATTTCAAGTTTGGTGATTGGAAAACAGGTAATGCCGCTTCTGGCGAATCAAACCCAGTTACAGATAATGCTAAATGGAATTGGGGTTTTGAATTAAATGATGGTAATGAAAAGATACTTGCAAGTGATTTACATAACATGGAGTTTAACAAGAAGCACCCATTCTATAATCCTGGACCACCAGATGCTGTTGATACTGATACTGAATTTTGGCAAAGACCAAACAATGAAAACAAAAAGACAAATGTTTCATTGAGATACCATGATAATAATACAGTAGATATATTTGATGAAGATGTTGGTAAAGTAATATTAAATTACATAGGTTCGTTAGATGGTAGTGCCTTCAAGTTTGCCTGGTGTACAGATGGTGATATATCTAATTCATTACACCCAGGTTATATTACAAATGCTGATCCTAAAGTAAGTAGAATTACAGAAGCAGATGGTGATTTACCAAACGGTCAAGTTAGTCAATTATTACGAGGTAAATCACCTCTACTAGGTGCTGGTTATTATGTTGCATATGGTCCAGATAATGGTTCTAAAAAGAACACGCCATTGGCTGATAGATCATTACACCCAGTTTACTTCTCAAACAGTTTAGATTACAGACACGAATTTACTTTTAACACTCCTGGTTCTGGTCAAACAGGTAGTAGTCTTTATTCAATACAACTTTGGTCAGGTAATACTAATGCACCAGCAGGAACAAACGCACAACAGGCGGCAAATGTAGAACTGGCAATTGGTGTTTCTGATACTGGTATATCAACGAATGATACTTTTGGTACAGATTTATCATCAAGTTTACTTTTATCAGACGATACAGAATTAGTATTACGATATGATTATGATGGCTTTGTAAGATTATTAAAACCAAGTAATGGTTATGAGGTACTTCTTACATCAAATAGAAGTTTCTTAGGTGAGAATTGTCTTTATATACATTTGTCTGGTAATGCCAACGCTTCTGATGGTAATACATCAGCGCCAAGTTTTGCTGAACGAGGTGATTTCTGGAAACTTATCGCCTTTGATTCCTCTAACGCCCCATCTGGTTACAATTCACAAGATTGGCGTACTGATAGTATAACTCAACATGTAGTCTATCAAGCAGTAAGACCTATATCACCAGGTCAAAAATATGCAGGTATAAAATTACCAGAGCAAGCACCAAATACCATGTTTGGTATCGCATATAATGGTTGGCAAGGTGAAACTGATTTAACATTAACTTCTGGTAATGATTTCACAGATGAGATAGGGGCGAGTGGTTCTGGTTTATCATTTAGATGGCAAACAAATGAAAAATTTGATAATGTTACTAACGCTACCTTAAATACAAGTAACAGTAATTACAATGGTGGTAGTGCCGCATGGATACCAGGCACAGTTGCAGGTGGTATAAACATAGAGTTTAGATATATTTCTTCTTCAAAGAAAGTAGAAGTATGGGACGCTGACCAGAATGAAAAGATACTTGAATCCACAAATGCAATAGACGCCTCTGGTAGAGACATAACTTTAGTTATTGGTTCTGTACAGAATGATATAGATGACCAATTAACAGAATATAGAATAGAACAAAACTAAATAGTAGTATGATACGATATCTCATTATTGGTATATTACTTTACCTATTATTTCAATGTTGGACAAAAGATGTTATGGCCAACGATTTACATTTTACAATTGATAATCTCACAGATGGTGGTACATTTAATTCTGTACAAGATGGTATAGATAATGACATTGATTTTGACATTGTAAGTATGGACGGGTTTATCATAGATATAGACCAGATAGGCAATAACAATACAATTGATGTAGATGTAGATGGTAGAACAAGTAATGGTTCTTCAATGTATTTCACACAATCTGGTAACAATAAATCATACACAGGCAGTTTATACTGTGGCCATAGTTTCTGTACTATGACCGTAACACAAGACTAATTTAACTAAATAATTAATATGAAATGGTTGACACACTGGTCAACTGCCTTTATTACATTGGTGGTATTGACCTATATTGGATTACAAGACCCAGGGTTCAAAGAAATCTTACGCCTAAAATCATTTGATTATCTACTAGGCAACGAGGAAGTCAAACCATCACAGGACATTACCATAGTAACAATAGATGAACAAGCCATAGAGAAGTATGGTCAATGGCCATGGCCTCGTAATGTATTATCAGACTTAATTGTAAATTTAAGACAATCACAAACTGGCATAATTGTTATGCCTATATTGTTTAGTGAACAAGATCGTTTTGGACATGATGAAGAATTTTGTATTACATTAGGTTATGGTACAGTAATTGCACAAACAGGTACAACGCAAACAAGAAAATCTAATCCTGTGCCAAGAGGTGTGGCAAAGATTGGCGACCCACTAAACTTTTTATATGAATGGCCTGGTATGGTTGGACCATTACCAAGTCTGGCACAATGTACACAAGGTGTAGGTGTTATCAATACAGCACCAGAGATAGATGGCGTTACAAGACGAGTGCCATTATTGATGAAGATAGGCGAAGAAGTTTATCCTAACATGGCAATAGAAACAATAAGAGTTGCTGTTGGTGATCCATCTTATCAAGTCAAAGCAGATGATACAGGTGTTGTGGCGATGAGAGTGCCTGCATATGCAACAATCAATACAGACGCTAATGCCAGAATATGGTTACGATGGAATAAAGAGTTTAAAACAATAAGTGCCGCAAGTGATAACTTTGATGAGGCTGCAGGTACAACTGTTATAATTGCATTGACGGCAGAAGGTCTATCAAGTGTAATTGCAACACCTACTGGCGAACAATATGATTATGTTATAAGTGCCAACTCACTACAAACAATACTTGATGGTGAGACAATTAAAAGATATGATAGTTTAATTGAATTAGCGCTTGCATTTTTGGCAGGTTGTGTTATAATAGTATTAACAAGATATGCACCATACTGGATTATTGGTCTTGCATTGATTATTGGTACACTTGGTATTGGTAATTACTTCACGGTTGCATTTGAGACATTAGTATTAATAGATGTTACATGGATATTATTGACACTATGGGTATGTGGTTTTCATGCTACATTCTTACGATTTATATTAGAGTTTAGACTTAAACAACAAATACGAAAACAGTTTGAAAAGTATCTGGACCCAAGACAAGTTGCAATACTTGTAAAGAATCCAGAGAAGTTAAAACTAGGTGGTGAACGAAAAGAAATGTCTTTCTTGTTTATGGACATTGTAGGTTTCACACCTATTTCAGAATACTATAAGAACAATGATGATCCAGAAGGACTTGTCAATGTCATCAATGACTATCTAAACAGAATGAGTAAGATAGTATTGAAGAACGGTGGTACAATAGACAAGTATATGGGTGATTGTATTATGGCATTTTGGAACGCACCGTTAGATTGTCCTAATCATGCTGAGATGGCAGTAAAGACATCTATTGAGTGTGCTGAAGAAACAGATAGAATTAAGAAAGAGTTTAAAGAAAAAGGTTTGCCAGATATTAACATTGGTTCAGGTGTTAACACTGGTACATGCATAGTAGGTAATATGGGTAGTGAAATGCGATTAGATTATTCTGTTATAGGTGATAGTGTAAATCTTGCGGCACGATTAGAAGCGGCAACAAGAAATTACAAAGATAAGAATGGTAAAGTTACACCTACTTTATATTCATCTTATACACAGGAACAATTGGTTGATATTAAATCAGTTGAAGTGGATAAGATAAAGGTGAAAGGTAAAGAAGAACTGATCACCATCTATAAACCAATGGAGTAAACATGACTATAACTAGGCAGGTAACAACAATGTTATCACAATTTAAAGGGAGAACTAAAATGAAAAACTTAAAGAAACAAACGAAACAAACAAAGATTAAAAATTATTCTAACTTAATGAAGACGCCTAGGTATCAGACGGCATAAATCTTTTACCCTGTGGGGCTACCAGCGCCCTGCAGGGTTTTCATTGTAGGGTCATTTGGCGTAGTATCTTTACCTACAGAAACAGTATTACCAGTATTATTAGTTTGGAATTGTTTATTATCTGTATTAACAACTGTAACTGTTTGTCTATCATTCATAATTGCCTCATCATATAACGCCTCTAATTCTTCTATTCTGTTTAACAATCTACTTTCTTCTTGTATATTATTTGCAAGGTCAGCGTCTTCTGCCGCACTTTGTAGGGCACTAATATAACTGTCTAATTCCTCAGTTGTCATTTGAGTTACTTGTGGTCCTGTACCAACAGACATATCCTGACCTGGCATAATTATTGAACCACCAGAATATGTTGCACCTGAAGCAAATGCTTCTGCCACTTGTCTTAATTCATCTGGTAAAAATTTATAGATAAATCCTAGATAACCATTTGGATCTGGTAACATACCACCAACAGCATTCATTAATATATCAGTAATGTTTGGTAGATTGAATGATGGGAAAGATGGTAGTTTGAAACCAAATACCTCACCAGTTTCTGGGTTATATATTTTCTTTGCAAAATTTGTTAGACTTTCATACATGCCAGATATACTTGGTAGTTGTGGTAATTCAAATCCAAATATTTCTGCTCTACCACTTTCACTTTCACTTGGTTTAGAGAATATCTTTTTTCTAAAACCTTCTAGTGTATCATACATCTCCTGAAAAGATGGTAAGTTTAATTTTTCTTTTAAATCTGTTGCAAGATTTTTGATTGTTTCTATTGGACTGAATATCGCCCCAATAATACTATCAAACAATTCTGTAAACTTAAATGATTTTAGTGCCTCTTCAGCACCAGTAAATCCAAACTTACCTAGTACAAATCCAACAGCACCCTTTAAGAAGTCTAGTGGCATACCAACAAGTGAATTAACAAGACCTTTTAGACCACCTTCTATACCACCCATAAGTTTTGCAATCTTACTTGGTGGTTCTTTTACAACCATACCTGCAGGACCAGATACAACATCACCACTTGCACCTGTAACCCCATCAATAATACCTTTGATAGTATCAAATGCCGCAATAACAATTGTAAATGGTAAGAATAATTTACCTAACATTTTTAAGAAACCACCAGTCTTACTAAAGAATGATGTAAATGAAGATATAACAGGTAACTTTGTAAGAGTGCCTGCTAATTGACCAACTGGTGCGAATATACCTTTTAGTTTTGTAACCAACCCTGTTTCACCAAATAACATTAACCCTTTACCACCAGTAAAGAACCTAGTTAGATTACGAGTTGCGATATTCAGACTAATATTTACTCTACGAATAAATCTACCAATTATACCTTTTTTAGGATCCATCAACATTCTAAATGTTGCTGTAAGTCCAAGACCAGCGGCTGGTAACCCTTTATATTCTTCTGGGTCAGGACCATTTACACCAAAGTCTTTAATTAATTTAAATACATCTAATACTGCTTGAAAACCTTTTGTAAGACCTATAACTGTATATGTTAATATAGTTTGTAATATAGGCATGAGTGGCACAAAGACTTCATCTTTGATAAAAACAAATACATCTTTCATCGCCGTAAATAAATCTTTGACCGCACCTTTGAACTCAGCATTTTGTAATGCTTTTACGATACCTAATATACCTAAGAAGAATATTGCCACACTACCTATGAGTGCCTTTAGACCACCAAGTGATTTAGCAAATACACCACCACCTAAATCTTTACCCTCAACTGCCTCAACTTTATTATCTTGGTTTTGTAATAATGCCAATCTTTCTTGTTCAGCCAACATAGAGGCCTGCTGTTGTAATGCGTCTTCTTGTAAACCAATTTGTTTACCAAACTGTTTGGCAAGAGATTGACCAAAACTTCTATTGGTCGTTTTTGAGGCTGCGATAATTGTCTCTTTTAATTCTTCATTACGAACAACATCATTAGCGTCATTCTCTCTTAACTTATCAATTACATCAGAAAAATCAGCCATGTTCTATTTCTTTTTACCTATTGCTTGAGCACCAAAGAAGGCTGCGACAATACCTGCAACAGCGATAAAATATACACCTGCCATATCACCAAGTATTTTTGCACCTTGATCTAGTCCTGCAATTGTAGCACCAACTATTGCAATGGGATATAATAACATACCATATAGAGAATACCATGCCATAGTTCTTTGTGCGTCTCTCATAGCGTCAGCGTCTTCTAACTCTTTACGCTTGAACTCCATATACATTTCATGCTCTTTATCTGATACTTTACCATCACCATTCGTATCTGCTGGGTGTGGTTGTTGTACCACTGTTTTAGTTTCTTCAGCCATTCTATCCCCTTTGTTTTGCCTCTCTTATTTTTCTGTTCTCTTCCTTTACATGCTCATTCAGTAAAGCAAGATAAACTTCACGCTCATATGGTACCAAATTTTCAATCTCCGTCAATGTGATGAAATTTTCATGCATACACATTTTGAAATTAATCTCATAATAATGTTCAAGGTTAATATGCGAGAGGCACATTAAAAAAAACTTTGCATACCTTCTATTTTATATTTAGCCTTTTTCTTTGTCTTTGGGTGTGTCAAAGTTACAATATGCGATAACTTTGGCATTGTAGTAAAGAACTTTTGAATTTTAGAAAACTGGTCTTGCGTTAAGTTTTCTATAAACTCACCTTTATCTTCTTTAGACAAATCAACTGCCTCATATGTTTCTACACCGTTTATTACTTGATGAATACATCTACTTGTCATTTCAACAGCGTCATCTGCCGTTAACTTGTTTATTTTGATACCATTAAATGTTTTAATTGTAGGGTATCTCATAACAACTGACACTTGATCCGTCAAGTCAATTTTATTAGTGTGTTCTTCGTCCATATGTACCTCTACTTTTGACAAGTCAACTTTAGTAGGTACTTTCACATTCTCATCGCCAGGGAATGGTAAGTTAAGTGTAACTTTCTCACCAACTGCTTTAGATCGTATCTTCAAAAAGATATACTCTAAATCAAATGATGGTAATTTATTGACATCTAACTTACCAAATGTACAACTTGTAACAACATCTGCTACAGCGTCCATCATTTCTCCCTCGCCACCTTCTTGTGCCTGAAGCAATATCTTTTCTTCTTTGACCAAGAAAGGTCTATATTTAATCTTCTCGTCCGTACTAGGGACTTCTAACTCATAAGTTTGAGTGTTTAACTTTGGTAAAGCCATAATATCTCCTTAATTAAAAAGTAAATGGTGGAAAAATTTTACCTCCAAATACTCTACCAATTGGTATACTACGCTTCAATTGATTTAAAACGCCTCTACCTGTTCGTCTCAATTCAGGTGGTAAACTACTAAATAATCCACCGCCTGCTTTCACTTCGCCTGAAGATAGACCGCCAACTTTGCCTGTGCTGTCTATGTCCAGATTAAAGTTTAACCAATCTCTATATGCAAATGTAACTTCAATTGCAACAAACTGATTTTGGTTACCACTATCATATTGTATTTGATTAATTGCTGTTGGAAAACATTCTCTTAATCTTACACCGTATGTAGCACTATCTCTATCGTTAAGACTATCAAACTGTCCTAACTGAAATATATCTAAAGGCGATACATACTCATCATAAAAATTAAACATACCTGTTTGATTGTTATATATGATGTTTTGCCACGCCTCAAAAAATGTTCTTAATCTTAAAAATTTATCACCTATAAATGTCGCTGTTATGTCCGTGTATTGTACCTGTGTAGGATACTTATATGGTGCACCTGCAATACGATATGGACTTGTATTAATTGTTCTACCTGGCATTGTAATGTTTGTACACATCAAAGCGACAGTTGGTGCCAGGTCTTTTTCATAAGACAATGTATCACCTAACTTTTGTCCAGTTGCACCAGATACTTCTTGTCCTGCGTCATCAGCGCCAAAGAATAATGGTGAGATTGCTTCTTTCAATGCACCACCTTTTGGTAGTTGTATGTTGACTAAAAATCTTGTGTTTCTTGCAACGCCCTCACCCTTGGCAATTGCACTTCTAAATCTATTGATTGTAGTTTCTGGATTTGCACGCTGTTTGATACGAGGATCACCTGGTATGTTATCATACTCACGCCCACGAGGGAAACCTATTCGTATATCAAATGGTCCTAATCTTTTGCCGCCTCTAAATATTGCCACTTTATTCTCCGTGATACTTTCTTCTTACTAATTTTTTTCTATTCTTCATATGTGCTTCTTCTACCAACTTCTTATTCTGTCCATAATACTTGACAGCATAACCTTCATTACACATCATAAGATTAACAGACTTACCATCTATAAACACATCACCAAGTATTCTACCAAACTTACCAGTCTCTTCACCTTTATAAGTCTTAATAGCAATCTTCTTAGCAGACTTTAACTTGTTTGTCAAGTATTTTTTTGACATAAGTCCATATTCTTTTTCTATCACATCACGGGTTCTACTTTCTGGTGTATCTATACCAAATAGTCTTACTCTACTTTTAAACATTATGTCGAAACCTAAATCTAACATAACATCTATTGTATCGCCGTCAATAATCTTTATGACTTTTGCCACACGATAACTAAAATCTGTTGGGTCTCCTAACTTTGCCATTATCCTGCAATCCTTCTACTATCTCTATGTGCCGCTGTCATACCTGCTTTCTTAAATGATTGAACTGGCATGAATATTGCAGGCGCATAATCTATTTCATCTAATCTATAAAACCCACTTGCAAACTGTGATCGTAGATAGTGTTTAATACACGGTTTGATAAGTTTAATATTTTTTAACTTTCTATAATCACCAGCAAATTTTCTTTTTGCCAATGTTTCTAACAATCTCATTCTCATTGGTATTGGTAGATAGTGAAAGTTTATGCCATAGAAACCACCTGGTGCACTATCTATAGGCATGACTAATGGAAACACATCATAGTAAGGTAAGAGTGCCGCAGTTTTAGGGTTGTATCTAAAAAAATTAAGTTGATTAAAACCTGGTGTTTTGAGTATCTTGCCCTCTCTCATCAATCGACCTGCAGATATTCTACTTGCCAATTGTGATACTTTTCTACGATACCATGTAAGAGATAATTCCCTATCACCTACATCTTGTCTTATCTTATCAAATATTGTTGCCATACTTCTATTTATGTGGTCATACTAAATAATATTATGCGAAAGATAAAGAGATTGCCTCATAAAATGTTAGTACAAGGCAAGTTTAAACCACGATTTCCACAGAAATATAAAGGCGACCCTAGTAACATAGTATTCAGGTCATCATGGGAACTCACTTGTTTTAGATACCTAGACAATAATCAAAATGTATTGAAGTGGGCAAGTGAGGAGTTTTTTGTGCCATATAAACACCCTATGACAGGCAAGATAAGTAGGTACTTTCCTGACATATGGATTAAATATAAGAATAAAGATGGCATTATAACAGAAACAGTATGGGAAGTCAAGCCAAAAAAGTACACCATACCACCACATATACCAAAACGCAAGACCAGATCATGGGCATATACCGCAGAACAATTTGTTATTAACACCGCAAAATGGAATGCAGCCAAAGAGTATTGTAAGAAACGAGGTCAAAACTTTCAGATAATAACAGAGGACCAACTAAAACATTGGTCAACTATTGCCCCACTTTAACATAAATAGTACACATGACAAGTTTAGCAGAAAAATTAAGACAAAGGTTATTTGGTCAACCATCAGCGAGTGCCTTAACAAATAGCGCACCTATTCGTAACAGCAGACAAAGTGGTTTTACAACTGACCCATTTGAAGGTACTGAACAAAACAAATACGCCTATGGCACACTTCGTTACCCAGATAATTTAGGTGAGTTTGAGTTTGGTCATTACTTACTCTTTCACATCTTTGAAATATCACAAAGTAAGTATGTAGGACCACAATCAGAAACGCAAGAAATAAATTTATCAAAGTATGGTATGGGTGGTGGTGTTGCTGGTGGCAAAGCAAAAACACAAAAAAAGATTAACAAACAAGAACACAATTTATACTCACCAAGTGTGGCGTATAGTAATGACGCTTCTGAATTAAATGACATTACCAGAGACACAACCACAGAGAGTGGTGGTAGTGTAAGTAGGGCATTAAGACAATCTGGTAGACTAAAACGATCTACTGATACTATTGCATTATACTTACCACCTAACATAAAACAATCTGTTACTGCTAACTATAAAAATAGTGAAACAGGTCTTGCAGGTGTACTTGGTGCAGACTTAATAGGTGCGTCTAATGTAGATGACTTACTAAACAGACTTGGCACACAAGGTACTTTTAACACATTAAGAGACGCACTTACTGATACACTAGGTGTTAAGTTTGCCGCAAGTGTAACAGACTTTGTTACCGGTGGTGATTTAGAGGGCGTTATAAGAAAAGGTACGCAACGGGCATTGAATCCTGCGTTAGAGGCAATCTTTCAAAGCGTAAACTTTAGAGAATTTAGTTTTAGTTTTAGATTTACACCACGAAACGAAAGAGAACTTGCGTCCGCAGATAGTATTATTAAGATGTTTAAGTTTCATATGTTACCAGAAAGAGTTGCCGGGCAGAAAATTGGTAGACATTTACTCTTTCCAAGTGAGTTTGAAATACAATACATGTTTCAAGGCACAGAAAATACATGGTACCCATTTGTAAAACCATGTGTATTGACCAGTCTTAATGTAGATTATGGACCAGGTGGTGAAAGTCAACACTTTAGACCAAACGAAGATGGTAAACCTGCGCCTACAGAAATGAACTTAACACTTAACTTTACAGAAACAGAAATTATTACAAAAGAAAGTGTTGTAGAGGGATATTAATGACTTATTTTAGTAAATATCCTGTCTATCAATACGACCTAGAAGACAATCAAAATCGAAAACTCATTACAGATATATTAAGACGAGTAGCGATGAAGGCTAATGTACTTGCAAATACGCAGGTGTTTGACAATTACACGGTCAAAGATGGTGAACAACCTGATATCGTTGCAGACAAATATTATGGTGATAGCACATTACATTGGGTCATAGTTTTAGTAAACAACATAACCTCCCGTTATGATTGGCCACTTGACCAAGTTGCGTTAAGTTCCTTTGTGAGTGATAAGTATGCCAGTCCTTCTGGTATCCATCACTATGAAATTAACGCAACGAGTGGCGATACGACAAAAAAACTTAAGGTATCAAGTGATACTGAAGGCGCAGTGGCAGTAACTAATTATGAATTTGAACAGACAGAAAACGATAATAAACGCAGGATACGATTATTAGATAAGTTATATGTAGGACAATTCATATCAGAATTTGAAAAACTGATTAGGAGATAGTATGTCCAAAGAAATGCAATTCGCTGGTGATTATCAGTTAGAAAACATACTGGTTCATGCGCCATCAACAAACGGTTCACTAGACATCAAAGGCCTCATGCTTGAATTGAATGTCTATGAGAGTATATACACGCCAAATCTATCTGGTAGTTTGACCATTGCAGATAGTGCCAATCATTTACAAAATGTACCATTTATTGGACAAGAAGAATTAGAGTTTAAGTTTGGTATACCTGACAACGATTTAATTGACTTTACACGCCACAGGGCCCGTATTACAAAGATATCAAATGTTGTAAGAACAGAGGAAAGGCAACAAGTCTATACCCTTAATTTTACAACCAAAGAGTTTGTACGAAACCTGCGTCATAAGGTCGCAAAGTCCTACAAGGGTAACGCATTACAAATCATACATGAGGTCCTGAAAGACACAATTGGTACAGATAAGAGTTTACGATTAGAAGATACGAAACAAAGATTACAATTATTAGGTAACAACATGGACCCGTTCTCTTTTTGTTCTATGGTTGCAAAGAGATCAAGTAGTAGAGACTTTAATACTGATGGTATGCTGTTCTACGAATCCCACTTTGGATATAATCTATCATCATTTGGGTCAATAAGTCAACTAGAACCTAAGATCGAATACTTTGTCAATCCTACAGACGATAGAGATACAGAGGCTGACATGCACAAAATATTAGAATATAGAATAACAAAGAACCAAGACTTATTGGCACATATAAAGACTGGATTACTCGCCTCTACTCACTATACATACGAACATACGAATAAGAAGTACAGTACCACAACGCAAAAGTATTTCGACACATTCGCCAATATACCCTATCATACTGATAACGCTCCGATTTATTCACAAACACCCGAAGACGAGAAAGGTAACACCGTATCAGACTTTACAGAGGCTTCTATTACATACTCTACAAGTAATCCCTACCTTTTCACCAAAAATTCTGTAGATTTCCAAGACTACTCTAACACATCTAATTTAAAACCTAGTAGAGTATATAACTACCTGTCCAACGATGCTTTCTCCGTTAAGTGTACAGTACCAGGTAATAGTGTGCTAGGTGCGGGTGATGTTGTCGTATTAAATCTACCATCATTAGAACCAATCCCAGATAACTCCGTAGGTCGTAATGTGTATGACCAATACCTATCTGGTAGATACATATTGACAAACATTGTACATACATTATCAAGCACAGGTTACAGTACAACCTTCGATGCAGTCAAAGATAGTGTACCAATAAAATATGTACCAGGTGCAACACCAAGAGAAGTGATTAACAGATTATAGTATGCCAGATCCAAAGTATCAAAGAGAGAAACGAAAGAAAAAACATGTTGCAAAGCGTAAAGGTAAAGTAGATTATCGTACTGGTAAGAGAGGTAAGAGTAAGTAATGAAAGACTATATATGGAACAGAATAGAGGCACTGCGTAAGAGTAATGTCGTAGATTTTATGACAGAATATATGAAAAGATCTGGTGCAGAATTAGAAAACATGAGAGGTAATAGTGAGATATTGCATACAGATAGTTTGTATCGCCACAATTACGCAAAGAAAGAAAAGAATATGAAGTCTAGTGAAGTTAAACAAGGCACTTATCGTCACGGAGAAGAGGACCAATGAAAAATTATTACGGTGTTGTAGAGGACCGCAGTGATCCTAAACAGTTAGGTAGGCTACGAGTTAGGGTACTTGGCCTGCACACTGAGGACAAAACAATTCTACCTACAGAGGAGTTACCATGGGCCACAGTATTATCACATGATGGTGCCATGTCTGGCCTTGGC